ACGCCAACGCTCTAATACCCATTCGACCCAATCGATCTGTCTCTGGAACAGGACGAAGGGCATGAAGGTGGGACGCCCTATGGCGGCGTTGCGGGGATCGACCGTAACGCCCCAATCCGTGATGAAGCTGGGAATGTGGTCGCGATAATAGGCCTTCAGAATTGGCAGGTTTTGCGGCTCGGCCCTGATTCGCGCGAGCGCGGCCGCGCGGGCTTTCCAGACTTCGGTGTAATCCGGATTGTGCCAATCGAAGGAGGGCCGGATGATTTGGTTCAAAACCTGGCCCGGAACCGCCGTGAGGCCCGATTCATCAAGGCCATTTCGAGCACGGCCGGCTTGTGGGTCTGGAATCTCATGCTGCCGGTGACGCCCTGCTCGATTAGGCGACCACCTCCGAACGGCGATGTCCAAATCACCCGCCAGCGGAAGAGGCCTAACCACGTTTTGCGGGAAAGTTTCATTTGCTCACCCCTTTGCTTGTCGCGCTCCAGTGCCTTTGATGCGCATCGATCAGAAACCGGTTGACGGTTTCATAATCCGCCTGGATCGAGCATCGCTCGGCGAGTTCTTTAAGCTCCCGCTCCGCTTTCATGATCAGGGCAAGCGCGTCTTTGAAAACGATCTTGCCAGCGCGAACGTTGCGGCACAGAGACAAATTCGGCTCTTCCATCGGCACAGAAAGATGGCGCTCCGAGATATATTCGATCCCCTGCAATCCAAGACGCAGAGCGTGCATGGCGAACTTCGTATCATACCCATATTGCTCGACCAGTTCTGGCCGCGAGACTTTTTTCGTGCGCTCCCCGGTCAGAGCCATCCGTTGCGCGACGAGATATCCGTGGAACCGCCAAGCAGATCCCCGCGAAATAAAGGCATGGCGAATGCCGACAAGATCCTCGCCGCTTTGCGTTAAAACAAGATAACGAGGGAGCCAGAGCAAAAGAATAATCGACGGGTTGCCATGCGCGGCGAGCCGACAAAATTTCCGCAACGAATAGATTGTAAGGTCGAGATCGCCGGGGCCGCTCCGAACACCTTCTGGCTGTGTGCGGTAGAGGAACTGTTCGAAAAGCTGAAGCCCGAGGACGTATCCGGCCGGCTCGATGCAAACCCCCATTTCATCACGGTCGTCTTGACCTTCGATGGCAGTCCCATGGGCGCTCGATCCCACAATTCCGCGAAGGATCTCATTTTCGAGTGCAAGCGATTTGGGGTTCATGCGCTGGCTTCTGAAAGAGTCATTTCGCCGATTCCTTCTGCCGCCGATAATAGACCGACTGCGACATGCCGGCCTTTAAGAGGAAGCAATATTGTCTAATGCGGGTAGCAAAAGGAGGCCGCCATAAATACAGACGAGCCACCCGAGAACCACGACAGCGAGTGCGATATATATGGGGCGCTTACCGCTCTCGGTGTCGCAATTCTTGCAGCCGTTGTCATGAAACGCGATCTGAAACATTCCCCAACTAATCAGGGCGACGGAAAGCAGAAGAAGGAAAACTCCTTCTGCTGCATGCCAATAGTCATCCGAAAGGAAATAGACTGCCCCGGTCATTGGCCGCCCCGTTGCCGGTACCAAGTCCGCCTCGATATCCCGGCTTCTTTCCAAGGACGCTGAGCCGAAAGCGTCTTATCTTCGGTGCCCTTCTTCGGCCTGCCGGCGCGCAGTATAGGCTTTCTCGGTTTTTTGGTGGACGGCTTTGTCTTTTTGACCGCCTCATGGATGGACTTCGTCAATTTCTTCGCGGGGACCGCATTCACCATTGCGCGAAGCTTCGGCTTCGGCGCCTCAGCTGCGAATTTCTTGCAGATCAATCCGCAGTCGCCGCCGCAGAGCTTGCATTTCGGTTTGAGCATTTGGCACAATTAGCGCGGTTTGGCACAATTAGCAAGCCGTCTGATTTCAGGCCGCCGCGCCGATCATCCGGAGATAAACCCGTTCCGCGTCCTCGGCATCAGGGATCCGCGTCACATTGCCATCGCCGAAGGGCCGAGGTTCCTCTGTCGGCGCGGGAGCCATAACCGCTATAGCCTTGAAAGTGGGGCTCTGGTATTTCGCCAACTCCTTGGAAACATAGGCGCATCGATCGAACCACTGACCGAATCGATCCCAGTCTTCGTCAGGATTCTTCTGCCCGCCAGTTAGGATTTCGCGCTTCGGCGTCGGCCGGTGCAGGGCCATGCAGCCCTCGGCCAGCTTCATCAGCTTCCCCAAGGTCTCCTCGCCGGTCCGCGCGCCCGCACGGATGCGGTCGATCTGCGATCCAATAGCGGCTTCCCGCTCTTGGATGACCCTGTTTTTGCTGCCCTTTTTCCTGCCCGCACCGGGACGAAATCCGCCGCGAGTGGACGCCTTAACGGTTTCAGTTTCGGTCATGACGAGACGAAACTACCCGTCGCAATCAAAAGGGGCAAGAGGGAACGCCGAGCAAGGGAGTGATTTCATGATTTCCGGGGTTTCAAGGTTTGAATTGAGGCGACCTCCTCGCAGATCGGCAGGTTGGCGCGCGGGCCGAGGACGTCGACGTGGCAGTCCGAGCAGTCCGGGCATGGCTCGTCGAGCGGCTTGCCGTTCTCGGCGTGCTTCGGGCAGAGATGGCACCAGCAGGCGAGGTTCGTGCAGCGAAGCGGTTCGAAGCGCCCGACGCACTGACGCTCGAGGCGTTCCAAATCTCTCCGATAAGCGGCGATGGCGTCGGCGACGCTCATGATCTGGAATGAATCCGATACGGTTCCATCGTCGCTTATGAAATCGTCCTGATCCCCGATTCTCCAGCGGTTGCCCCATATGCCCGGACGGCTGCAATTCACCGCCGGCAGCCCGTTCACCGCGCGCGAGTGCTCTTGCAGATTGAAGCCCTTGCGGCGGGAAAGTTGAAGGCGGACTGGGAACGTCATGGCGCACGCTTTTTGAGCGACATAAGCGCGGCGATATCTTTACTCTCGTCGTCGGGCCAACAACGCGTATAATAAATTTTCTCGCCGTTCACCCGCGCCTCAACAGAGTGGATTTCGACGGTATAGCTATTCGTTTTCGGATCATAGGGACGACGGACAAACGTGTAGCCTTTGCCGAGCAGCGCAACGGCGGCGTCGAGTGCCGCATTCCAACTCGCCACATCGATCTTGGGTCGGCCGGCTTTTGGCCTGATAGGCTTCATCCGCGCACCTGCGGGAATGCGTTGTGCTCGATGCCGTCGAGCAGGCGCCCGGCGGCGTGCTTGCCGACGCGGATCAGGGTCGAGCCATCCGATTGATGCTCGTAGCGGCGCCCGCAAGACTTCGCGAGCAGCGCGGCATCTTCGAAATTGAGCGGACGCGCCGGTTTCCCAGGGCTCGCCCAATCCGGACTTCGGATGATCTGACTCGGCCCGCGTTGGATCATGTCGAACCATTCGTCGGCGTCGATCCACTCGCCGTTCTGCTTGTGGAAATAGGCGACGCCAGCTGCGTCGCATTGATCGCGAAGGGACAGGAACGATGAACGAAGCGTGCCCCGCGCGTGCAGTCCGCTCTCGCCGCCCCCTATGACCAAATCAAGCGCGGGATGATCGGACGGAACCGGCCGCCGTTCGCCGTAATCTCCTGCGATGTGGGCTACGCCGGCAAAGAGGGCATCGATCGTTTTGCCGTAGAGGTCGCCGACAAAATTCAGGGAGATATGCCCGAGAAGCGGCTCTGCGCTGATGAAGCGCACCGGCGCCGGCGTGGCGAGAAGATCCGGAATGCGCTCGTCGGCGGTTGCTTGGTCTTCGCAGGACGTGCCGAGCCAGAGGTTCGGGAGGGGCCAGCGATGGCGTATCGACGCCGGCGTGACATTCTCGGCAAAGGCGACGTCGCGGTGGCGATTACATTCGGCGGCGATCCGCGAACAGGTATCCGGCCCTCCAAACGAGTGCACGGCTGCATCAGCAAGATATTCGCGTGCGCGCTCCGGCCGCTTCGTCAGCACCTGGAAAATGTGCTGCGGGCAGAGCGCCATGACCGCGAACATCTTGTCGATCATCTCGTCGGGCACGAAGTCGGCGAAGAGATCCGTCATTGAGCAGACGAAGATCTTGCGCGGCCGCTTCCAGTGCAGCGGGGCAAGCAGCATCTCCTCGTCGAGGAAGATGTCGATGTCGTCGCGGATGCCCGGCTTGAAAGGAAGTCCGTTGCCGGCCGGGGTCATGCCGCGCAGGTTTTGCCGCTCGCTATAGCAATAGCGGCAAGCCTCGCTCACGGGCTTGCAGTACCAGCCGATCTTGCCTGTCGCCTTATCGCGGGCGCGGATCGGATTCCATGACGCATCCGTCCATTCGATTTTCGACTTAGCGCCCATCATCCTTGCTCCCAATGCTTCACGCCCGCCACCTGAATTGCCCCGAGATCGGCCAATCCGATGATGACGCTGTCCCGCGCGGTGATCTTTCGCGAGCCGCTGCCGTCGCTTTCCGTCCACAGCCGCGCAGCGATGATAAACCCCTTCTCGCCCAACTCTGCGCCGAGGGCCTCGATCGTCGGCGCCGGATGCTCGATCGTCCAATAGACCGGGCGCCCCTGCGCATTCTTGAAACCGAAGAATACTTGGTAAATCATCATCGGGGCGAGCTTTCCCTCATGATCGGCTGGCACATGTCGAGATGCTCCGAACGGTCGAAGCTGTAGGTCGCCGCGATCTCGATGGCCTTCTCTCTGATACCAATCGCATCCAGAAGATTTTCGCATTCCGCATCGATGGCGCGAAGGCGGCGCTCGAACATCTTGCGGATTAAATTCTCGGGCGACGACGTAGCAAAGCGGCGCATGACGTCTTCGGTATATTTCCGAATGCCTTTACCCTTTTCTATGGTTTCCAGCATCTGCTTGATGTCATCACGCATCTTGGTCTTGAACTCGACCAAGATGAGCCGCCGACGCGGATCCACGCTCATGCCGGTCTGGACAAATAACGAGACTTCAGCGGCGATGAACGATTCTATCAAGCCGAGGGCGGCCGCGCGGGCGCTGTCGACCGGATCCTCGTCAACCACCCCAGTGCGGTCGAAGCGATCACGCTTCTTCGGGTCGGTCAGAACGGCGACTGCGCGGGAGACCTGATGAAATTTGCCCGGATCGCCGCCGCAATCCGGATGCGCCGCCTTCGCCTTTTTCCGATAGGCTTTGCGGATTGCCGGCGTATCGGCATCGCGCTCGACCTCCAGAATGTCATAGGGATTGAAGGTCAATTGCCACCCCTACAACGGCCTGTAGATCGAGATCGGCTGGATGAAGCTGCGCCCGAATTGATCGCGGGCAATCTGGAAGTCGATGCGAAGGCCTTGCGCTAGCGCTTCGTTCAAGAGATCGCATATCGCTGGCAACGCGACACTCAGCCGCTCGCGGTATAATTTCGCCAACTCGGCATCGGATGGGCGTCCCTCGACCATAACAGGTCCGACTTTTATTTCATTCATCTTTCGATTCCTTCTTCGCCAGAGCGGCATCCGCCGCTTGCTTCCACATCTCGCTGCGAAGGCGACGGATCGCCTCGGCCGGCATCACCCGGCTCTCGATCTCAATCCATTTCCCGTTTTCCGAAAGCCAAGGCGGGACGACGACGATCGAATGCCTCTGATCGGACCGCACGATGATTGCCGACTCGGGGTTTGTCGCCCGCGCAGCGAACCAAGCGCGGAGATCTGGATCGCGATGCGCATCGGGACGATTCGGATCGACCCAGACTTGAACCGCCGAAAGCCGCCGACCGTTAACAGCGTCCTCGCCGAGGACAATGATGTCAGGAACCGGATCGACGACATAGCCAACACGATCAGGACGCCGGAACGGCGCCGATGAATCAAGAAGCCAGACGCAAGACCAAGCGCGGCATGAGTTCGGCCGCGTCTCGTAAATGCGGCATCCCTTGAAAGTGCTCTGATATTGGCACTTTTTCAGAGCGGGCTTCAACAGCTCTTTGACGGGAAGGAGGCGGCAGCAGGCCGTGCAAGATCCGCAATGTTTTATGAAGTCCATGGCGATTTCAATTTTGGGTTTCTGGATCGCTCCGCGAAGCTTTAGGGATTTTTGTCCCCGCGCGCAACCGATTTCTTTCGGTGGCACTGTTACAGTTTGTGAAACCGGGGGTGTCTTAGTTTGATTGTGGCAGCAGACGGCCCCTAGTGATGAGTAATGGTACTTGTACCCGTACCCGTACTTGTACCCGTACTTGTACCGGTGCCGGTGCCGGTGCCGGTGTGTAGACAAGTATTTATGCAGTTATGATTTTTGTCAGACGCCGCCTGTTGGCACTTTAAACTTGCCATGTCATCGGCCGCTGCCGGGGGACAATTACGGAGTTCGCTCATATAAGTTGCAACGCACGTTGCATCACAACTAGCTGCAACCACGCCGGTCCGCGATGCAGCCAAAACTACAACCGCCAACAAAGTTGCGAAGAAAAATTGTTGTGAACGCATCGGACTTCCCCCCATGTCTGAATTATGCTATGCTTGGCGCCAAGCATCGACAGGTTGTAGCAGAATGCCACGTGGACCAAAAGGCGAAAAGCGCCCTGCCGACGTGATCGGCAATGCCGTCCACGTCATGCGCATAGCGACAGGCGAGATCGCCGACGAGGTTCCCGACGACGGCAAAGACCCCGCAGCAAAGGCGCTTGGCAAGAAAGGCGGCGCGGCGCGGGCGAAGGCTATGACACCGGAAAAACGCGCGGAAATCGCCAAGAAAGCAGCCGCGAAGCGATGGCACAAGAATTAGAGCTGCCGATAATATCGTGACCTGCCGGTAGGACAAACACCTGCCTAATTGTGCATAACCTGCCGTTTTCGCAATATCCTGCCATTTCAAACTGTAACAGTGCCCTTTCGGTCCCATTTCGCGGGTCAGTCGAACATCGGGCGAGCCTTGACAGCAATGAAGCCTTTTTCGGTGAGGTAAAGAAGATCAGTGGCGCCTTCACCGATGGTCCCGTCGCGCTCGCATCCTCGGATCAAATCTTCGACGAGCGATTCAGTGAAGATCGACCGCTTTCTCAGGGTTTCCTTGGTCAAACACCCATGGTCCCAGATCAGCCTTAAAACGCACCATTCCGCGGCGGTCATGGCGTGCTGCCCTTTCCTCTCTGAAGTGCCCTTCGCTGGCTTGGGGAAAGCGGACGCTTCCACATCTCGTTCCACGGGCCATCCTTAGGGGCGGCCGCGGGAAGCCGCTCGGCGCCCGTTTCTGCGAAGCTACGGCAGGTTTTTTCGAGGATGGCCGATTGCTTGGCGAAATTCTGCCACCGTTGCACTGCGACATCGACATAGGCTGGGCTGATCTCGATCGCGCGGCAGGCGCGCCGGGTCATCTCCGCCGCAATAATGGTCGTGCCGGAGCCGACGAATGGATCATAGACGGCATCGCCTGGCTTCGAGTTGTTTTCGATCGGGCGCTTCATGCACTCGATCGGTTTTTGCGTGGAATGGCCGGTTTCGGATTTAGCGTGGGGAATCTCCCAGAGGGTTGTCTGCGAACGGTCGCCACTCCAGAAATGCTTTCGCCCCTTTCGGACCGCGTACCAGCAAGGCTCGTGGCGCCAATGATAATCTCCGCGGCTTATGACGAAGCGCGGCTTTGCCCAGATTATCTGGCAGACAATTTCAAACCCAGCGGCCTCTAAGGAAGCTTGGACGACGCTGGCATGCCGACCGGCATGCCAGCAGTAGACGACGCTTCCTGAAAACAGTTTCCACGCCTCAGTCCAGTCTGTTCGGTCGTCGTTATGCACGGCCGATATGGCGCTCGCGCCATATCCAATTGAACCTTTCTTCGCGGCTTCGTTGCGCCAGTTTGCATCATATTCCACGCCATAAGGCGGATCGGTCACCATCAGATGCGGCTTCGCGCCGGCGAGACAGCGCTGGACGTCATCGGCCTTCGTCGCATCACCGCAGAGCAGCCGATGGCCGCCGAGCAGCCAAACATCGCCCAGCACGCTTACTGGATCGGCCGGCGGCTCCGGTGCAGCTTCCGGATCGACCGCGCCTTCTGTCCCAGCGAGAACACCAAATCCGCGAAGCTCGATTTCCGGGAATCCGAGGAGTTCAACGTCATAGCCCTCGGCCTTCAGACTGAATAATTCCTGCTTGATCAGATCGTCGGACCAGCCCGCCAAAAGAGCAACTTGGTTGTCCTGAATCCGCATCGCGCGCTTGTCGACTTCGGAAAGTCCGAACCTTTGAACGAAGGGAAAGTCCAGCAACCCCGCGGCGGCCGCAGCCTGAAGGCGCCCGTGGCCCTTGATGATGATCCAGTTCTCATCAACGACGATGGGCTGATCGGAGCCGTGCTTGCGGATGAGATCGGCAAGAAGGGCGATCTCGGCGGCTGGGTGACTTCTAGCGTTGAGCGGATACGGCTTGAAGCGCTTCAGCGGAGCGCGGCCCGAGATCATCTTCTGGTCCGCGCCGGGGACGGAAAACGGATCGACCGCATCGCGCATCGCCGCGGGAACTCTGGTCGGCGGTCTTTTCACGGGCATCACGCGCTTACCTTTCGCGCCATCACTCTCCGGCCATCGGGAAGGCCGATGATCTCCCAGCCCAGCGTCAGCATCAGGGTTAGCGTCATGCCGATCTGGCCCGGCTTGAGTTCGGGCGCTTCGACGCCCTGATCTTCGAAGGTTCGAATTCGAAAAATCTCGTCCTGTTTCTTCCGCTGTTCGCCCAATGCCTTCAGCCGCTCTTCCTCGGCCGCGCGCTCCTGCTCGGCCTGCTCAGCCCGAATTTTCTTCCAATCCTTTGTCACGGCGCCGGTCCGCAGTTTCGCCTCCAGCGGGCGCCCCTTGAATTCCTCGGACAGATGGCGTTCATAGGCCGCCAGGAGGCCGTGCAGCCGTCCCTCGATCGGCCCGGCATCGAGCGAGAACTCCCACGGCCAAATCGCCGGGACGCTGTATTCCCCGCAGCCAGAGGCGAAGGCCAACGCCTTTTGGTCGTCGATCACGCCGAGAAAAGCCATCCAGGCCACCCATCTCTCCGGTGTCTCCGGTTTCCCGGATGCAGCCGATCCTGCGGCGTTGCGGATCGTCGAATAGGCTCCGAGCCCAGCTCGGACGAAAGCCTGAGCATTGCCGACGAAGCTGGTCCTAGTCACCACGCCTGCCGCGAATGGCCCGAGCAGAACTGGCGCCCCCTCAGCCTTCTTGCGCCGCTTGGTCATGCGCGCTCGCCCGACGAGGCCGCGAGTCTCAGCCGGCGCTCGCCTTCCAAGGCCCGCCGCGCCTTCTCGCACCAGCACTCGCTCCCCTCAACCGCGCGCTTGACGTGGTCGCGGAGCTGCGAAATCAGCGGCACGAAGCTGTAGCCCCCGATCTCGCCGCGGATCACGCCGCGGATGACGTGGAGAAGCGCCCACGCCGGAAGATCTTCAAGTTCACGGATATAGACTTCGGCACGCCGCACAGGATCGCCGTGCTTCGCCGGGAGAACCTCGAACAACTCGGCCAAGGCCTCGGCGATATCTTCCGATTTTTCCCGCGCCGTTTGCTGGCTGATCTCGACCATGCCGAGCCAAGCTGCGACCTTGGCCGCCATATCCGCCCCAAGTTCGACGGGCGCTCCATTCCTGAATTCGCCGCGCACCCAGAAGCGACCAAGCGCGACATTGATTGCCGGCTCAATGTCCGTTCCCGGTGATGCCACCTGCGCCGACAAGTTCACCCTCGATGAAATCTCCTTGCTTCCCATTTTTCATCTCCCTTGCGCGCGCCGCGATGGCGCCGAAAACTTCCGAGGTCGTCAGCGGCCGACCGTTGCCGTTCTGGCGCGGCCCGAAGTTCGGCGGGTGCGCCCGCTGGGCCTCCCGCCGCATCCAGCCTTTGAACGCCGCGCCCCAATCAATCTTTTTGGCGCCCTTCGCCTTTGCCCATAACCGCATGTCCTCGGCGAACGCTTCAATCGCGGGCGCCTTTAATCCGCACCGGGAAGTCCCGTAAGCTACGTCGTCGTCGCTTGGCCGCCAGTCGCCCGGCAATTCCTTCGCGATCGACTTCATCCGAGTTTTTGGCTTCGTCGTTCGGCTAGGCGCGTCAGCGCCGTTAATACCCTCGTAGCGAAGCGAAGAGGGTATAGAGTCTGGTTCTGTAGAAGATGCTAGAGCAAACGCCTTCTTTTGCTTTAGCAAAACACTAGCTTTTGCTAGATCTGGATTGCTATTTTTCAAAGCCTTAGCTAATCCACCGAGCGATCCAGCGGAGACCCTTGCATCGCTTTTTTTGTTCGCCTTCTCCAGCTCACCCTCGATCCTTTTGTGGATCCAACCGGGGCCGAAAAGCTGCGCGATCTTCGATCTGATCGACGCCCATTGCCGAATTCCAAGCTTGGCGATCAAAGCGAGTGACCGATCATCGTCCGGCAGCCCAGAATGCTGCCAATAGTGCATGATCAGAAGCAAATAGGCACCGTGCTCAAGGGTGCTCAGGTGCGCTGTGTCGCCGAGATAATCCTTGACATAGAAGGGCATCCACGGATGGCTCATCCACGCCTCTCAATCAGAGGCGGATTGCAAAATCGTTCTAGAATTGGTAGGAAGGGCATGGATTTCTTCCGAGTGCCGTCGGGAGGGTCAAGAGGTGGCGCCTGAGCTCAAGACTCGGCGCCATTTCGCTGTTTGGCGAAGGACGCGAAGCTAGGACGATTCGCGGGGCATTTCGAATCTTTTGTCGGCGCCTGTGGGAATAGCGGGCAAAAGATCGAATTCAGCCTCCCGGCTTAGCCCAAAAGATCAGCGCCGAGGAACCGGCGCCCAGTCGCGCGGCAGATCTCGAGCACGCCCCAGCCGCCAGCACAGGGATCGACAACCAGCTCGCCCGGCTTCGTGACAGCGCAGATGAGGCGCTCCAATAGCCGGATAGGCTTTGCATGCGCGTGCCGGCGGCGTTCCTGGAGTTCGAGCCAGACATCCTCGATGCTGTGGTCCCGCCAGCAGCCAGCGGCCTTGATCGGGGCCTTCTGCGCGACGACAAGGAATTCGGCGCGGCAACGCGAGCGGCGCCCCATGCCGATTCGACCTTTGTCCCAGCAGAGAAGGTCGACGATCTGCAATCGGGTATAGCGAAGATAGGCCAAATGCCGGCCTCCCCCGATCATGAACTTGTCGGCCCAGAGGAAAAGATGGCCGCTTGGGCGCAAGACGCGCTCGGCCTGCTCGACGAAGATGGCGATCAGATGCTCTGACATCGGCGGCAGCTTTGCCCGCTCTTTCTGCCGCGCGCCTTCGTTGCCGAAGGCCAAGGCGTCCAGGACCGACCGATATTGCGGGTCTAAGATCACAAGCGCGGCCTCGGCAGCGTGGATCGATCGAAGGAGCTTGAGGCCGTCACCCCCGTTCCTGGCGTCGCGCGCGAAGGCCGCGCCAGAAACCCGAGCGTCCATGATCCTATTCGCCCTATCCCGCAGCAAGAATATTTTCTTGCGGCAGTTTCAGATGCCCGCGCTCTTCGCCGAGAAGCATGGCCCCATACCGGGCAATCAAGGCCGCGTCTGCCCTGTTGTGGTCCTTCTTCCGATCGAAGAATGCCGTTCCGGGGAAAAGCTTGATCGCCCGCTGGCGATCATCCTCTTTGGAGGCCCGAATCAGCCCGTGGGCCTTCTTCCAGGCCGTCGGCTCAATGATGGTGCTCGGGATGCCAAGGGCCTCCACGACCGCCTCTAAGGCTCCCACGGCCCTGCCGTAATGGAAGCCAGACGAGGCCCCCTGTTCCGGCATGGCTTGGCTTCTCTCGATGAAGGCGTGATCCGGCGCGTTGGCCCGGAGATAGCGGGCGAGATAGCCGACATCGACCCGCCGCTTGGCCTTCTCCCCCGTCGTCGGGACATCGATGGCATCGATGAGAACGCGCCCGTTCTGGACGAGCGCGATGCCGCCGTTGAGGCCGCAGTCTATCCCAGCGATGATCATTCCGCGGCCGGGCGCATCCGCGTCACATTGCCATCCGATTCGTTCTCGGCGTTGCGGGAGCGGCGCTTGGGCCTCTCCCCTTCGGGGATGGCTTCCTGCTCTTCCTCGTCGGCTTCGCCCTCAGGCTTGTCCATCTGGAAGCTCGGGGCCGAATCGGCGCGGGTTTTCAGGCCGGATTTGACGAAATAATCGTCGAATGTCTCCATGAAATCGTGGAGCCTTGCAGGCTCCATTTTGTCGAGCTTGCGGATCAGCGCGAAGACCTTCTTGTCCAACCCGTTTTTCTCGACGGCATCTCCGATCAATTGCCCTATGTCGCCGCGGACCGAATCCATGTCCGCCTGATGGCCGCGGACGGCTGCGAGTAGGTCTTTGAGCTTCCTCGGGCCGATTGACGTAGCTTCCTGTTTTCTCGACATGAATCGTTCTCCGTTAGTGAAAGGCTTGGCTGGGCGCCGTCTCGAATTCGTCGTCCGAGATCAGATCGCGGAAAAGCTTCGAGGCGCACTCCGCCGGCTCCGCCCCTACCTGTCGGCAGAAGGCGGAAAACCTCATATAGGTGTGCGAATCCATTTTGATCGGAATGACGATCTCGGACTCGCGGGGCGCGGGCTCTTCTTCCATCGGCCGAATCTACTCAAGGAGAGATTCGAATGATAGAGGGCGGGACGATTTTCCCCAAGGAAATCTCAGCGCTTGATCGTCATGAAAACGGCACGGAGCGGCGGGATCTTGAGATCGGCCGGCCATTCCTCCTGGAAATGCTCGACGATCTCCTGCAACTTGTCGATCGACAGTGATCGCGTTCCAGCCCGGAGATCCTCGAAAAATCCGCTGTTCCCGTAGAATTCCTTGGAAACGTGGCTGAGACTCTTGCCGGTCCCCTTTGCATAGGTTTCGGCAAGAGCTAGAAGATTGTCTCGGACGGTCGCAACAATCGACATGGTGCTGGCGTTTTAGCAGGGGATGATCATCCCTGCAATATTTTTCGACTCAGTGCGGTTTGGGACTTGACGCCGGGGACAATTTTCCCTAATGTCCGAATTGTGATCGGTTCCTTGATTAAGGACGTTGCGAAAATGAATACCGGCTTCAATCGGGCAGAGATAATGCGAGCGGCCTGGAACCAGGCCCGCGCTTGTCATCGGCAGGCCTCTACCAGCCATCACTACGCTGAACAGGCCCGCAGCCCCCGTATCAGGCTCGGTATCGAGCCCGAAGCGCCATTCACCCGCAAGATCAGCGAATTCTTCGCCCATGGGCTTCGTGCGGCTTGGGAACAGGCCAAGCGCAAAGCGGCCTTTGCCCGGCTCCCGACCAATCGTCAGACCGCAATTCAGAACGCCGTGATCGAATTGGCCTGCGCCGAAGCGATCGAGAATTTCCGCGTGGCGCAGCCGAAGATCGCGGCGGCGCATGCGGCGGCAAAGGCGGCGGAACTCGATCTCTCCACGCATTTCTGTGACGAGGCGCTGCGGGCCGTGCGGCCGGCTGGCGTGATTGAGGAGCGATGCGCATGAGTTGGTCGCGGTATCGCGAAAAGACAAAGAACGGTTATGTGATTCATGCCGATGTCGAAAGCGGGGATGGTCGCACACTTTGCGGCTACGCCCTCGAAGGATCGTGTGTTGACGGTGAAACCGATACCGGGGCTGAAATAACCGAACGCGGCAAGATCAACTGCCCCGATTGTCTGCGAATCATCCGGCATTGCAAACAAATCCCGCAAACTGTACTCGATTGGAGTTATTTAATCCCGTGACCTCCGCTCCCACCCCTCTCCAATCCGCATGTGACGCCGCGAGCGATGAAGTCGAGCGCGTGGTCACGCAGATCTATCGTCGTTTCAACGATTGGAGCAAGCGCGGCTTCGGGCCTGACGATGTGACGTGGTGCGAAGTCAAAGCGAACATTATCGAACTGGTCACGGCGATGCCGCGCGCCCCGCAGGAGTCTGTCAACGCGCAGATGTTGGAGGCGCTGGAGAAGATCGTCGCTGCCACGCAAAACCTCTGCGACAACTGGTATCCGGATGTAGATCAAGAGACAGCACGAAGTGCAGCGAAAGAGGAAATCGAAACTGCCCGCGCCGCCATTGCAGCCGCCGAGGCCGCGCCGAAGGATGAGTGGCAGCCGATTGAAAGCGCGCCGAGGGATGGAACGCGATTCCTCGCCTTCGCGCATCAAGTCGATTCATTCGGCGAATGTGACTTCATTGGCACCTGCGAATGGAAAGGTGCTCTTGTAGAAGGCGGCTGGTCGTTTGGATTTCCAGCAAGCCCGACCAACTGGTGCCCGTTCCCCGCTCCGCCATCTCAACCGGAGCCGGGACGATGACTCCCCTTCAATCCGCATGCGCGGCTGCAATGGCCACGATCAAAGCGCTCGCTGATTCGCCGGTTGCCGGCATGATCGGCCTCTATATCCAGCGCGAGCCGGAAGCCATCGAAGCGCTCGGCGACGCGGCAAGCGCCATCGCACCATCGATCGACAACCTGTTCGCCACGATCTCATCCGAAGCCGACGTGGCAGGCGATTACGACAACGGGCTGATCATCGATCAAATCGCCGATGGCCTGGCACCCGCGCTGCGCCGCGCAGCCGAGGAGCTTTACGAAGATCAAGAGGTGAGCCCGCGCGAGGACCGGCGTCGCGCAGCCGAGGCGCGGGATGAGTTTCGGAGGGGCGCGTGATGATGAGCTGGGATGACGTGATCGCCTTTTACGGTGCCGACGCAAGCGACTGGCTGGCCAGGTGGGATCGCGGCGAAATCGTCCACACGATCGAAATGGGCGGCTTGTCCCCCGGCTACGAACAATGCATCCAAATCACCTGCGCCGAGATCCTGCGCTGGTTTCTCGATCATAAGCCCGACGCCGCGAAATGCCACGACAAAGAAACGCGGCAGTCCGTTCTCAAGGATCTTGAAGCGGCCATTCACAAAATCGAAGTCGTCAAGCGTCTTGGCCTCTCTGGCGCGCAGTGGAGTCTCGCCGTCAATCTTGCTGCGAACATTTATGAGCGCGGCCCCATCGCCGTCATGACAGACCCGCGTATCGCTGATCGCCGGATTCAGGCGTGTCGCGATTTCCCAGGGGCGCAGCCATGACCTCCTCCCCCAAAATGCGCGTCAACCGGATCTTGCGAGTCGCAGATGCGATTGTTGGGCTGCGCAAAGTCAGGAAGCTCATCGCCGGGGGGTGGACGCGGGGAACTTTTGCACGAAACGCCCGTGGTGTGCCAGTCCAGGCTCAAGATAAGCGGGCAGTGCGGTTCTGTCCTAGCGGGGCATGTTGGCGAGTGGGCGGCGCCTGGCGCCTCATTCGCCTTATCGAAGCGGAGATCGGGCCTCGGGCAACGCTTAACATCTGGAACGATCGCCCCGAGAGGACCAAAGCTGAAGTCCTCGCCCTCATTGATAAGACGATCGCTGCCGAAAAATCCCGTCGCGCCGATGCACGGAAGCGGAGGGCGGCGGCATGAGCTACGGATTTACCTGTTTCAACTGCACTGAGAGCATCGACTTTGACGATCTGCCGACTCTGATCGATGAGAACGGCAACGATGTCCTGCCGCCTAGGGATTGCAATGCGATCGATGACGAAGCCGAGCGCCGCGCTGGTCTTTTAGGTTGGTGCATCGGGCATCTGAACGGCCCCGCCCAGGGTTACATTTCATGTCCGAACTGCCGCGAGGCAATGTTTGATGCGCGTCCTCTTGGGCGTCGTGCCCAGCGGAGGGCTGCGCCATGACGCGCTCACATCGAAAACTGCAAGCCGCGTGCGACGCCTTTAATGCTGTGCATCCTATAGGATCCACTATTCGAGTTTTTCCCGGCGATATACGCGGCCGACTCGATGAGGTTCAGATTATTGAGCCCGGCGCCTACGTCCTGAGCGCGTACACTGCGGTCGTGCAGGTGACGGGAGGCCACCGATGCATCGCGCTCTCGCATGTCTGGGGATCAGCCATCACCGCCCCTCAATCCGAAGCGAAGGCGACGCATACGCCGGGGCCGTGGGGTTTCATACCTCATACGCCACGTTCGATCGACCTTTTGCGTGATCACTGGGAGGTCGGTCAGGTCAATGCGCCTAATTTCGGCTGCGCCATCGTCTTTGGCTCTGAAGCCAACGCGCGCCTGATCGCCGCATCGTGGGATTTGCTTCAGGCCGCGCAACTCTTGGAGAATGCCGAGGCTGCGCGTTGCGGCTGCGACGAGTGCGAAGATGAAGGGGAGCCCGAGTGCTGCAGCAAGTGCTTCCCTCTATTCGATGATGCCCGTGTCAAGCGGCGTCTCGCCATCGCAAAAGCTCTCGGAGCGCAGCTATGACCGCCGTGCTCCAGCAATCCGACCCGATGCAATTGGCGATCGCAAAAACCGCCGACATTTCTTCCTGCGGCCTCTATCGCTATCTTCTCACACGTAGATGGGCCGATGGCGATATGCTCGGCTTCGTCATGCTCAATCCATCTACTGCCGATGCGTCGATTGACGACCCGACGATTTGCAGATGCATGGGATTCGCGCGGCGTGAAAATCTGAGTGGGATTATCGTTGCCAACATCTTCGGATTTCGCGCAATTCAGCCAGTGCAGCTTCTCAAGGCGGCCGATCCTATCGGCCCCGGCAATGATGAAGCAATCCGAACCGTAGCGAGGATTGCGGAACTCATTGTTTGCGCGTGGGGTGCGGGTAAATCCGGCAGATTTAGCTATGCGGGACGGCGTGCCGTAGGCATTCTCAAGGCGGAAGGTGCCGCGCTTGTGTGTCTTGGGCGCACGACGAATCGTGAGCCCCGCCACCCCCTTTATATTCGCGCCGATCAACCGCTGGAGCCGTTTCCATGACCGCGCCCTCTGCCGCGCAATCCATGTGCTGCCGCTGCGGCACGTGCCAGCGCAGCACACATGCGGTCAGAAAACGAGTTGCACAACGAATCGTGAGCGTTTTCCGAAAGAGGGCCGCAGATGAGCATAGCACTTTCCATTGGATTCTTCATGATGGCGATCGTGGCAAACATTTTCACGCCGAGCGACCATCTCCCATTCTGGGCGCTTCTCGTTATGTCGAATATCTGGAGCGCGACGAGCGTCATAATCTCGCGATCCAACCGCAAGGATGAAAACCGTGAATGACCAAACACCAGCTGGCCTCGGACATAATAATCCGCCGTTGCCCGAGCAAATCTCGCAGGCCCGCGTCGAACTTCCAGAGCAGGTCACCGCCTATCTCAATGAGCATTATCGAGATCGGCTCGACCAAGTGACGGAACTTCTCGACCGCGCGCGCGATATCCCCAAAGTCATCGAAGACGACGAGACGATGGGGGAGGCGGCGAAGATCATCAAAGACCTTCGAGATCTCGGGCGCGCCCTCGATACCGCCCGCGAAACCGAGAAGGGGCCATATTTCCGTTCCTCGCAGAGCGCCGACAATTTCTTCTTTGGGCTGATCGATAAGATCGCCCGCCGCGTAACGGCAAACCGGCCTGGCGCGGCCGATGTCCTTCAACAGCGCGTCAATGACTGGAATCAGCGCAAGCTCGCAGCCGAGCGGGAAGCTCGCCGCCAAGTCGAAGAAGCGGCGCGCCGGGAAGCCGAAGAGGCCGCTCGCCAAGCCGCCGTCGCCGCAGTCACGGCCGAGGAGGATCGCCTGGCGGCCGAGCGCGCCCGCAAGCCGGAGACGCAGGCCGCCAAGGAAGCCGTTGCGGACCTTTCCGAGACGAACGCGGCAGCGGCCAGGGCCGAAGCCGGAATTGCCGCCGACAAGGCCCAGGAAGCCCGCGTGGCGACTTTCGCCAAGGCGGCGGATATTGTCCGCCATCGTGTCGAAGACGGCCCGACAGTGACGATGACGACGGAGTCCTATGCGGTCGTGACTGACTTTGACGCGCTCGACGCCGCAGTTCTTTGGCCATTCGTCGACAACGCGGCGAAGGAGAAAGCGCTCCGAGCATGGGCGAAAGTCCACAACTTCAACAAGGCGATGTCCGGTGCCGAGGTCGGTCGCCGGCAGAAGACGGTGGTGCGGTGATGGGCGCGCTTCATAAATGTGAAGGATTAACTCCGAAGGCTGGATACGGGAGCGCCGTCATTGACTGCATTGAGAACGAAGATGACACTCTTTGGGTCGGCAACGATGAATATAGCTCCCAGGTAGGATTCTGTCCTTATTGCGGGTTCAAAGCCAAAAAGATGCCTCCGATTGATGTGGCCAGCATGTTCTGCGGTGCTAGGCGCGGCACCCCTGCAGAAAAAGCGGCGGAGCAGGCGCGCCTGGAGGAGATTTTCACATTGCTCGGCTATGCGGTCGTGCGATGAACATCACCGAATGCTCGTGCGAGAAATGTCGGAGCGAATGCGGGCGCGTTCCAGGATGGGTTTTCCCTTGTGAAGCAATCGAAGGTGGCGTGATGGGCATGGACATTCACGGCGTGAAGCCGACCAGCGAAGCCGGAAAGTATTTCAGGCGCAACATTTGGGGGTGGCGACCGCTCGCGCAATGCGTGACGATACTCTGCCCGAAAGAAACGGCGCTCTGCAAACACTGGCAATCGAATGATGGCGACGGCCTGGATGGTCCAGGCGCGCGAGATCTCGCGGTTGCCTTGCAGGATAGGATCGATGTCGGCGACATACGCACTTACGTCAAGATTAGGGATGACATGCTTGCGTCGCTGCCAAACGAGACATGCGAGTGGTGCGGCGGAACTGGGACACGGCGTGATTCTATTGGCGTCGCTAGCGGACAGCCGGAGTGCAAGATCCCGGCCGACGCCAAATGGATGGGCGGAGCGCATCCGCGGGCCGGACAAATCGGGTCGTGCAACGCTTGCGACGGCCGCGGCTTCAACCGGCCGAACCTGGCCGCATATCCGCTCGAAGAAAATGACGTCACGGAATTCATCGAGTTTTTGCGCGACTGCGGCGGCTTCGAGATTGATTGAGAAAGAACCTCCGATGAGAGCACTTTACCCCATCGTCGGCACCAAATTTCGCGAAGGAGCCGAAGCGTTTCTCAAGACGCTCAAGGCCGGCGAGCCGCTGACGCTCGAACGCGAACCCGCCAACGCCTTTGATCCGCTCGCCGTCCAAGTCCATGCACGCGGCGTCTTCATCGGCTATCTGCCGAAGAAAGACCGGGCTGCGGTCGCGATGGCGATGGACGAGAACCCGCAGCTCGTCCCGAAGGCCGTTCTTCGCTTCTCCGCGAACAGCGGCTATCCGCACGCGGAGGTCGAAGAATGATGCCCGACCCGACGATTCGAGAGCCAGACCGGATCACTATCAGATCGACCGATCCTGATGTTTTCCGCCTCTTCGAAAAGAGGAGCAAAACGGGTGAGCTGATCAATGTCTTCGGCCAGAAATGGTTCCTGGAGAGCTTTGATTATCCTTACGCGCTACCGAGTGGTGCGTTCAAATTTGAGGCTGTTCTTTGCAGGATCGTCGAATATGAGGTGGAGATCACAACATGACATTCCGCGAGTTCTGCAATGGCCTCCGCATGCTGCGCTCGATCGATTCCTCGGAGCTTCACGATCTGCCTTGGTATCCAGAATTCAATAAAGATCCCTACAGATTCCTGATCACCTGCGCCGACGAGACCGCCGCGCGCATCTGGATAGTAATGCTCAAGCGAGGAGTGGCAGAGAAATGAAAAAGCCGGACAAAATCGAGGCCGCTCCCCTTTTCGAAGGCGAGTCAGTCAAGGTCGGGGATGTCGTGACGAGCACCGATCTGCCCGATATGAAGATCATCGGAGTCCAGCCGAAACCGCGCAAGTCACAGGGCGTCCTGCCTCAAACGCGAGCCGTAGTTCCCGCCGCCCCAGCCAATCCCCTCGCGATGCTCCGCGATGTCATGGCGACAATCGAACGCGTGGCGGGTTCAAATATCAGCGCCGAAAATCTGGAAAAGATCCTGATGATGCAAGAGCGCATCATGGATCGGCAGGCGAAGCTCGCCTTCAACGAGGCTTTCGTCGCGATGGCGCCGAAACTCCCGCAGGTCACAAAGGACGGCCGGATCATTGCGAAAGGCGTCAGCAAGCAAACTGGGCGCGAATACGAACAGGACACGCCCTATGCCAAATGGGAAACGATCTCGCCGCAGATCGTCCCGATCCTCTCCGAGCACGGCTTTTCGATCCGCCACCGCACTGAAACCGCCCCGGATCACAAGATCCGCATCATCGCCATCCTCTACGGTCACGGCCATCAAGAGGAAAGCTACATGGATTTCGAGGTCGACTCGACCGGCAGCAAGAACAACGCACAGGGTCGCGTTTCGGCAACGACCTATGGACGGCGGATCACGGCGAGCGCGATCATCAATCTCGTGACGAAGGGCGAGGATGACGACGGCCGGGCGTCGGGCCGGCCACTGGTCGTCGGCGAGCCTTTGACCGAGGAGCAAGCCGGGAAGCTGATCGAGTTCTGCGATGCGGCCGAATTGGCACCGAGCGGCCTTTTGCAAGTTCTCAACAAGACGCGCCCGAAACCTCATCCAGTAGCCGCAACGCTGCGCGACATTCCATCCTCTCGATTTGATGAGGCCGTAAATTGGGTCCGCCAATATGAGGCAGAGAAAGGCGAGCGCAGCAAGTGATCGAGCCGTTCAAAATCGATGAAGGCAAAGGCTCGAAAGTCGAATGGTTCGATGTCGAGCAGCGTTCGGCGGAATGGTTCGCGCTTCGCTGCGGCACGCTGACGGCCAGCAATTTCGCGGCCATGCGCCGCGACGCCGATTCCAAAACACGAACGATCTTGATGCGGCGAATCGCAGCCGAGATCATCAGCGGCTTGCCGATGGAGACCTACGCCAACGGCGCTATGGACCGCGGCAATCGGCAGGAGCCGGCCATCTTGGACGGATATGCGTTCCGGCGCGGCGTTGATGTCCAGCGGGTAGGTTTCGTGCGCCGGACGATCTCCACCTTTGGCGAGGATCTCGTGATCGGCTGCTCGCCGGATGGCGTCGTCGGCGATGAAGGTCTCGTCCAGGCCAAATCGATGCAGCCGGATCTTCTCGTCGCAATGATCGACAACGAAGCCTTTTTCCCAACCGAGCATGTCCCACAGGCGCAAGGCGAGCTTTGGGTGACAGGCCTCCGCTGGTGCGATGTAGAGATCGGCTATGAAGGATGCCCCCTGCGCAAGTCGTTCCGCAACGAGAGGAACGAGCAATATATCGGCGAGCTTCAAGATGCGGCCGAATCCTTCATGCACGATCTCCGCAAGCTCGTCGCGCGAGTCAAAGCAAAGGGGAGGATCCGGTGAAAAACCTGCCGATTCTCTTTTGCTGGCATGAAGTCAGCGTCGTCGATGATTACGGCCAAGTGACGCGACGCTGGATAATGGACCCGCTCCCGCGCTACGCCAACATGGCGAAAAAGCAATTTGCGGAGAACGAGGAATACCCTCTGGTCCCGCACGAGGTCCGCAACAGAAAGCACCACAACTTTTTCTTTGCGGCGGTTCAAGAAGGATTCGTCAACCTGCCGGAGAATGTCGCGGCCCGCTTCCCGACGCCGGATCATCTGAGGCGCTGGCTGCTGATCGATAACGGATGGTTTGATGAGAAGGAATTCGATTTCGAAGGGCGCGATGCTCACGTCCAAGCGAGACGACTCGGGGCCTTCATCCGTACGGAAGATTCCTACGCGAAGATCACCGTCCACAAGACCAGCGCGACAAAATCGAAGATCATCGTCCGACGGGCGAAATCCCAGGCCGAAGACGCGATGGGTAAGGCTGACTTCGAGGCTTCGAGCACCGCCGTCCTCGACGCGTTGGCGGGGATGATCGGCGTCAAGGCCAGCCAGTTGAAGAAGGAAGCCGGGAATCACGCTTAAACTCAAACTTTGGATACTGAAATCTGATGCCTCGCCTTCTCCGCCCCAGAATCCCTTATGAGACGCGCTGCCGCGTCCTTCTGCGGCAGTTGGGCGAGTTCTGGCCCCTGGCCAGGCGCCCCGCCATAGAGGCCCACAAAGGCAGCTACGGGGCCTTCTTGCGCGAGATGATGGCAGACCTTGCCAATCTCCTCGGCTGCGAGGTCAGCGACCTCCGTCTCGATCATGCCCCGGCGTTGGCACTCAGGAAGAAGAAGAAAAAGGGCGGCGTGATCGTCGGATACGTCCCCGACGCTTGCGATCCCGCATATCTTTTCTACCGGCCTCATGGAACGCAATTCGAGGGAAGCCACGATGTCAAAACTCGAATTAGAGGCGATCGCGGGCAGCGCTCCGACATCAGCCAGATTAAGCGCGCCCGACGGGCCGAGAAAAAGGCGAATGGCATCTTGAAGCCGAAGCGGAAGATCAAGAGCCGCGGCTTCGACAAATCGAAGCGGCCGTGCTGGCCGAAAGGCCGAAAGATCGCGAGGAAGAAGTGAGCCCTATCCCGAGATATCGCCGACGAGAGCCGCTGCAGTCCGGTGCAAGAGGCTGGGACATCGAGCTCCACATCATCGACATGGGCCGGGCACTTCTTGATCTTTCCGCCGACGAATTCCCGAGTTGGCATCTCCGCTTCGATGCCTATCGTGACGCCGGCTTTCGCATCGAAGAGATCAAGCCCGACGTCGACGAAGAAATCCTTCGCCGCGAGCATTTGCGCCGGCAGGCCTTCAGCAACGGAATGCACCAATGATCGAGCACCAGAAAGATGCCGCCTTCCCGATTCCGGCCAAAGCGATGGATGATCGGCTGGGCATCCTCGGAACATCTGGGAGCGGCAAAACATATTCTGCTTCGACGGCGGTCGAGCGGTTGATGGATCAAAAAGCACGCGTGGTCGTCATTGATCCGCTTGGGGTTTGGTACGGGCTGCGTCTCATGGCCGATGGAAAGACCGCATCGCCTTACAATGTGGCGATCTTCGGTGGCCCGCACGGCGATCTTCCGCTGACCGAAAATGCCGGGGCCTTGATAGGAGAAACCGCTGCCTCGATCGCAGAGAGCTGCATCGTCGATCTGAGCGAGCTTCCGACCAAAGCGTCAGAAATCCGATTCATGACTGCGTTCCTCGATGCGATGTATCGAAAATCCAAAGGGGGCAATCTCTTTCATCTGATCGTCGATGAGGCTGATCTGTTCGCTCCGCAGAAGCCGCAACACGACGAGACGAAGCTTCTCAACCGAATGGAGCAGATCGTGCGGCGTGGCCGCGTCAACGGATTCATCCCGTGGTTGATCACTCAGCGATCTGCGGTTCTCAACAAGAATGTCTTGAGCATGGTGCGGGGATTGGTAGCTTTTGCCATGACCTCGTCGCAGGATCGGAACGCCCTGGATGCATGGATCGAAGGTCAGGCCGACCAAGCACAGGGTAAGGCGATCAAAGCGGCCCTGCCGACCTTGAAGCTCGGGCAGGCCGTCGTCTGGCTTCCTTCGCACGGCATTCTCAGAACCGAGCAATTCCCGCTCAAGAAGACGTTCGACAGTTCGCGCGCGCCGAAGCGCGGGGAGAAGCGCGCGACACGCGCACTGAAGCCGCTGGATCTCGGCGCTCTAAAGGACAAGCTTTCGACCATCGAAGCCGAGACGAAGGCGAACGATCCGACGGCGCTCAAGATCGAGATTGCGCGCTTGACGGTCGAACTGAAAAAGGCACAGCAAAATATAACCAAAAATATAACTGCGCCTGATCCGAAGGCGATCGAGGCGGCCGAGCAGCGCGGCTACGCAAAGGGCAACGATGCCGGATTTGAATTCGGCTATACTGACGGCTTACAGGCGGGTCGCGCGGATGCGCTCCAAGATATCCAAGAATACGCGCGGCAATGCCTTCCGGCGCCCGCCAAGCCGCGCCATGCGCCGCCGCTGCCGGCGCCCCCACGCGCGCCGAGCCCCAAGCCAGCGGTCGCCCCTGCGAAGCCTCGGGCCTATTCAGGCAATGGGGCAGAAGCCGGCCGGCCGCTTGGGGCCGAGCGCAATCCTTTGGCCGCGCTGGCATCAGCTTTCCCGGCCGGAATGACGGAAGCGCAATGGGCGGTCGCCGCTGGCTTGAAACGCTCGGGCGGGACATGGGGCACCTATCTCTCGAGACTTAAGACAGCCGGGCGGATCGAAAAACGCGACGGCGTGTTCTACGCGACCGAACAAGGGATCGCCGATCTAGGCGGGAACATCCCGAGCCTTCCGCAGCCCGGACCTGAGCTTGTGGCGTTTTGGGCGCAACGCATTTCTGGAGCTTCGAAGATGCTTTGCCGTCTTGCCGAGGTTTATCCGGGCGCCCTCTCGCGCGCCGAACTCGCCGCCGATCTTGAGATGACCGAAAGCGGAGGCACCTTCGGTACCTATATCTCGCGGCTCCGGTCGCCGGGATTGATCGAAATAAAAGACGGGAAAATCAGCGCTTCTCCATCTTTGATGGAGCCGATATGAGAACTGCGACCCTTACGCCGACTCAACTCGCGGTCCTGCGGATCTTTGCCGAGCACGGGCCTCTCTCGAGAGAAGCGGCAAGAGCTCTCGCAGTTTCTCGCGGGATGAGATCGCAGGTTTTCGGGAACGCATACAGTCGGCTGTTTTGGATGCTCAAAGGCCATTCTGACGCACGCAAAATAAATCGAGTAGGGCGCACTGTGCTCGATGCCGCAGACCGAGAATCACTTCTGCCGAAAGAGGAGGCAACGCCATGCAAGTGACGAATGCCGTTCGTACCGCTGCATACCAAGCAGCACATGCGCTGCCGATGCACGTAGGCGAACGCGAATTTATCGACGCCGCTCTCGAAGCCGCGTTCGCCATCGCGGAGAAAGCCGGGCCGCAGCCTTCGAAGGATGAAGTCGAGCGCGTGGCGCGGGGGATTGATCTAGATTGGTATGACGAAACCCGAGACGAATATAGGACTCGGATCGCGCGTGAAGCCATCGCCGCGATGAACCGCGCCCCGCAGGAGCCGGTCAACCCGCAGATGCGGGAGGCGCTGAAGGATCTCTTGCTGCATGCTGGTATTGCCGATGCTGACCCTGAAGATGTTGACGAAGATGACCGCACACGTGAACGCCGCGCCCGTGCTGCCATTGCAGCCGCCGAGGCCGCGCCGAAGGATGAGTGGCAGCCGACGCATCAACATGCTGAAGGCGGCCTATATCGTTTTGTGAAGGATGGCTTGATGCGTGAGCACGATACGCCTCGAACTACCGGAGGATGGGTCGCAGCGATCTTCTATGAGAACGAAGCGCGCCAAATGTTTGCTACGGCGCCGTCGCGTTGGTTAGCCCGTTTCACACCGTTCCCCGCTCCGCCATACCAACAGGACACGCCGAAGTGAGCGCCAACCCCAAAAGAGGATCTTTCGCCATGAGACACTCCATGCTTGCCGTCGCCTCTCTCGTTCTGCTCGGATGCTGCCAGCAACAGACCGGCAGCGCCGCTCCGCAGACCGCGCCGCCCTCGCCAAGCGATATGGCGGCCAAGTATGTCACGAACGTGCTCACCGGCCTTGCCGATGAAGCCGCCGTCGCGCATGTGATGCCCCGTTGGCAGGAATTCCATGATGCCTTCCGCGACGAGCAGGCGCGGCAGATTGCGGGATGGAGCTTCGCGGCGCACAGGTGGGGCGACTTCCTGACGCTCGACATTCGCCGCGGCGGGAACGCGGCGGCCAATAGATACTTCTCCACCACGATCAACCTCGCGGCGACGACGCGCATGGATCTTGTGCCGGGACACGCACCTGATCTAGGCGGCGAGGTAAGCTACACCTTCGATTGCGAGTTGAACCCGGGAGTCAGCGGAGTCACCGACACGGGGAGCATGAACCAGGAGCAGATGGATTTGTACCAACGCGCCTGCTTCGACGGATTGGCCATGCCTCCCGCTGGATACCACTTCACCGTCATCCCACACCTTCCGCCGATGCCTGGGGACCATGTCTTCGTCTACGGTCCCTCGCCTCCCGTATCGGCGGCATATGACGGGACCTATAACGTCGCGGTCGGATATGGGATGTCCATCACGCTTGGCGGGGATCTGGCGACCATCGTCGATAACCCCACCCGTAATTTCCCCCGCGCAGCGCAGGACGACGCCGTTGTCTTTGAGGGCATCAACTTCACGCTGTACGCGCCGGCCGGCCTAGGTGCGGGCGTGCGCGATGCGATCCTGCACGAGATGCAGAGAGGGTACGGTGGGGCGGCCGATGGAAAGTAAAATCTTGCGGATAGTCCTTCCAGGGCTCGCAATGTGGATGATCGGGGCCGTCTGTGGTTTCGATTCATTCGTTGCTTGGCAGGAATTTGAGGCGCACGCCAGCTATGTCGCGCCAGTCGAGCTGACCCCGGCAGAACGCGCGGCCGATATGCTCAACACCTCAGTTCCGCCGATGTCGATCCGGCTGACCTTCGAGCCGCAAGCGCAGTTCTATTCAGGCCGCCCACCGGGCGACGAAGCCTATACCCAGATCGGGCAGATCCCGTGCGAGATCGTCGCTCCGGCGGGATGGGGCATCCACGCCACGCCGCGATTTGGCTACGCGAATTGGGACGATCCTGACGACGGCATGATCCTGGCGCACGAGATCTTGCACTGCATCCGCGGATATTGGCATCCGGCCTGGGGCAAGATCTGCGCGACGCCGCCGAGGATTATCTTTTCCGTCCCGCGCGCGCCGCGCTGAACTCGGCCATCATACTGTCGAGCCGCGCCATTGCCAGCGCCGAGCGTGCGCGCGAGAAGCAGGCGGGGGCTTTTATTTTGCCTTGGATGACCGGCGTCATGTGCATCTTGCGCCGCGCGTTCTCCCAAACAGCGTGGATGGCATACGGCTCGACGCCGTATCGCTTCGCAAGCTCTGGCCCGGACACCTTGCCGCGCGCGAGAACGATCTCGAAGCGCTGTTTCTGTGAAAGCGGCATGGCGCGATTCCCTCAGATCAATACGGATCGACGCGCGGCTTGAACCCTCCGGCATCGGCGTAATGCGTCTGCACCGCGAGATAGAGAACGAGGATGGTCGAAGCAGCATAGCCGAACGGCGTCATCGCATAATAGAGCAAGCGCCAGAGCCAAAGCCTCATCGCCGGCCGGGCTGCGGGCGCAGGTGGTGGTACGAAAATAGGTGGTCCGGGCTTATCGGGCGCGCCCGTCATCACAACCGCCCGTTCCCGAACAGGACAACAAGGATGATGATGACAAGGATCAACCCGATTCCGCCCGAAGGCCCGTAACCCCAGCCCGAGGAATAGCCCCACCTGGGCAAGCCGCCGATCAGCGCGAGAATCAGGATGATGATCAGGATGGTGAACA